ATGTCGATGCAAAGTTGTGTTGCGTCACGAAGGTCGGGCAGATCGCTTGGGGGCACCCACTCAGTTGGTTGCGTGAATAGAGGAAATTGCATTTTTGTTGTTTTCATCCTGCTCTCGTAATCTTTTTCTTATTTCTTCGGGCGTTTCTTTATCCCGAGCCACGAACTCCGCGCCCAGTGCCGTGTACCCGGCTTTGTCCACCCAACTGTCATCATGGTCTATTGTTTCCAATAGTCGGCTGGTCTTCACCCAATCCATCATCAAAGCGACGTGGGCCGGGGTCAGATAGCCGGTATCCATCATGGCGGCTCGAACGATGATGTTCCAGCCTTCACATATACGGCCATGGTTCTCGTAGGCATCGCCGTAATCATTGGCCCGTGGGCCGTTAATCAATTGCATTGCTTTGTTCAGCACTTCATCGCGGTTCATATCGGATAGCTCCTTGTAGCGTCTTCAGGTTCAACAATGTACAGACGGTCCTTGGTCCGCGTGACGCCGACGTAGAACACGCGGTGCATGTCGTCGCCCATTTGTTTGAGGGCCGCAGTGGTAAGGTCGGTGTAAAGCACGACATTGTCCGCTTCGCCGCCTTTGGCACCGTGGATCGTGGACAGGGAAATGCGGGGGACGGCGTTAAACTTCTCGCCCCGACGCAGCAGTGCGGTGATGTAGATGGTGTCCAGCTTTGGCAGCTTATCCATCGCGACGTGCCAGACCATACTGTCGTCGGCAATGAGGCCGTAGCGGATTTGCAGGGTTGCGAGGTCCACGGGACCGAGGTCGTTGTCGCTGAACTTCTTGTATCCGCGCGCGACGCGTTGACCGTTGCCGCTCATATAGTCGTAGATTGCTTGCGCGACGTCGATCTCTATGCTTCTGCCACGACGCAGCTGCTCCCAGCCGTTGACGGCTTTGCTTATCTTTTCGGAGATAGAGCGGTGTCCGTTGCGCTCGAACAGGTATCCGCCCTGCTTTAAGTCTTCGGCCACGCCGCCCAGCATGTAGTTGGCTTGCGCGAGGATGAGCCATGTGCCCTCGGATAAGTCTATTTCGCTCAGATCATAGATGCGTTGCACCTTGCCTTGTTCTTTGCGAGGGCGGTATTCCTTCGGAAAGCGGCTGTGTATACGGTGGGATATACGCTCGGCAAGCTGGTGGACTTCCGCAGGGACCCGGTAGCTTTGCTCAAGGACTTCGGCAGACCCATCAAGGCCAATGAAGTGATCCACGTCTGCACCGGCCCAGCGGTAGATTGCTTGATCGTCGTCACCCGCGCAGTACATGCGGCTCGACAGCTGGTCCAGTTTGTGGGCAATGTCCCACTGTAGCGGGGACAAGTCCTGTGCTTCGTCCAAGAAACAAAGCTGAAAGCTGGGACAGAACTGCATGGCTTCGGCGGCAAACTTCTCCAGCATGTCGGTGAAGTCGATCAGGTTGCGCGTCTGGCGGAATTCTTGGTAGGCCCGCGCGACGTAGTCCACTTCACGCCACTCGTGCTCAATGTCGCTCTGGTCGTATTCTTTGCGCAGCGGGACCTTCTTGGCCCGCGCGAGGTTTATCAGCTGCAAGATGGGGTGATCCGACGTCACCGTGCCGAGGTCTTCGTCGTCGGACACGCTGGTGATGTTCAGGTGGTAGCCGATCTTTTGCGAAAGCTCGTCATAGTCTTCTTTCTGCATCAGGCTGTTGTGGCTCCCGATCATGCTGTAGGCCAGTGAGTGCAGGGTTCGGAAGTATGGCAAGTCTTTCTCATGGTCGAGGTCAAAGCGCGCACAGGCGCGTTCCTTGGCCTCTCTGGCCGCTTTACGCGTGAACGCAAGGAAAGCTATGCTGGTGGACGGCACACCTTTGCCCAGCGCGTCGTCTACCATGTTCAACAGGGTTGTGGTCTTCCCCGTACCGGGCGGTCCAAAAATACGAAACATTAGAACGGTGCCTCGTTATTCTGACCAAAGTCAGGCGTGTCGAGGTCCCCGAGCGGCGTATCGAAAGACGGTATGACCCACACGCGCACCGCTTTGCCCTTTATCTTGACGCTGGTGCTTTCGGCGTTGCGGTCGCGCAGCCGCTGCGCAATTTTGTGGCTCTTGTACTCAAAGAACTTGTTCTTGCGCAGATGCGCTTCGAAGTCTTTCAGGCGGAAGTAGGTCTTGCCCTCTTCTTCGTCGGTCCACGGGCGGCGAAGCAAGATTTCCTCGCGCGCGTTTGCCTTTTGCATAAGCGTACAGAATTCTTCGAGGTAGTCGTAGAACTGGCCGTCGATGGATGCATCCTCGGACACTTCCATAATCGCACCCTCTGTCTCCTGCATGTCGGTCAGGAGTTTGTTCATGCGCGCTTCCCACTGCTCCTTCTTCGCGGTCCGCGGTAGGTGGTTCAGCTGCTCCACGCATGCGCGCTGGAATGCCGTCTGGTTCATCAGGGCGTCGGTGTCTAGCTCCAGAGGCTCGCCGTTGACGTCGATAAACCAAACAGGCGGGGTAGAGTTGTATTTACGCAGGTTCGCGATTGTAGCCCCCACTACAGCGGCTCCTATGCCAAACTTGCGGGTCAGGCACAGGTCCGAGTTGCAGTAGGACATGATTGGCGCGTCTTTACACTTGTACGCGTAATCTTTCTTTTGCAGCTGCTTGGCCACGATGTTGACCTCGTTTAAGGGCAACGGCGGGTCAAGATACTGCATGTTGTATGTTAGAATTTCGGCTTCCCAGCTGTCCGGGTACGCCTTGCGTAAATATACGCCAAGATTGAACAGTCCGTTGTTGCGGCCACCCTCTGAAATCTTTTGCTTTGCAAGAATTTGTAAACAGGGGGGACCATCCGGTATAAGTTCATCCGATTTTTCCTCAATAACAAGTGCTTGGATTTGTTCGGGCGTTTGAACAAATTGGGCATGAAGCCCAAAGAACTCTTCCAGCGTGGCGGCAGTGCCGTCATCATTGAAAGCATAGCGCAAACCCCCTTCGGCGTCGTAATAGGGCATGTTTAAGAAGTTGCCCACATCACCGCTTTCCAAGTTAAGTCTAACCTGTTTTGGGAAAATTTCACACCCAGAATATCCAAGTGCTGCGGAAATTTGTTGTAGCGTTTCCTGCATCTGCTTGGCCGTAACAAACTCTGTCACGAACAAGAATAAATGCGCGCCGCCTGATTTTGACCGGCATACCACTAAAGGCAACTTCAGCTTGCGTATCCGCTCAATAATGTTCTTGTGATCCAGCGGGTATTGATCGACGTCAATGCAGCCCCACTTGACCTTGTTCTGCTCGTTAATCGGGATAATGCCTACACTCTGACCGTCCCCGGACAAGTGACCTTCCCAAAGCTCCGCGGTCCGCGGCTCGCGTACAACGGTGGCTTTCCCTGTGTTTTTACCGTTTGCTTGTGTTCTATCTATTCGGTAGGTGCCATAGGCTAATTTCAAACCGTCGAAGATAGCCGCAAACTTTTCAATGCTTGACATGCTAAACCCTCAAATGACGGGCCGCGCACAAGGCGCGGCCACAAGATTAAAACGGAATATCGTTTCCTTGCTGCGGCGCGTTGCCGTCGTCTTGAGAGTGCTTGACGTTTACGTCACCTGCGTTGACAGAGTTGGCAAACTCTTTCGCTTGGCCGTAAAGCGCGATGTCTGACACTTGGCCCTCAAGAGCAATATCCCAGCCGTGCCATGCACCTTTGCTGTTCTCTTCCTTGATAGACTTCAGCGTGTAGACGTGGCTGAAGCGAGGCATTTGGAACGGACGCCCGTTTGCCCCAGTGGCCATGCGGCCTTGAACCATAGAGTTCCACTTACGCGACTTCTTCAGCTGCGTGGACTTCATGGCAATAAGTGCGGGTTGGGCCGTACCTTCTTCGTCCAGCACAAGGACAAAATGCTGGTGCGTGTCTTCGATATACGTCCCATCCCCGCCGACGACGTACTCCCGGTTGTCGTCTTTGCTGCGCTCCGTTTGGGGGCGTGGCTCGTCCGGTGTAAAGATGTTAACCGGCGCACCGCTGCCCGTGCCCCGCGGCGCCCATTCAATAAAGCGACGCTGGTAAGCACAAGGGATGACGCGGATGCCGTCAGAACCTTTGAACAGATCGCCTGTCACGGTGTTGTAGATGTCGCCTTTGCGGGCGTCTTCTAATTCGTCAAGCAAGGGGTCCAAGCCTGACAGGATTTTGAGAAACGGCAGGGCAAGATCGTCCTGCGTAATGTTTTCGTTACCCGCGCCAGCGTCCTCTTCAAAGATTGACGGGTCAAATGCGGCGACTTGCGCCTCTTTTTTAGTTGCTACTGCTTTTCCAGCCATCAGCTTTTTCCTTTCTTAATAACGGCACGTTGGCCGACATATGCACCAAAGAGTTCCATGGGGAATTCATCCCCGTTT